ATCATCACCAATGTGTGATGGTAATAAACTAACTAGTCTATTTGAATTTTCAGTATCATACAATGAAGCACTGTATAATTGTCCTGTTTTACCTAGTATGTTTCCATACCAAGATGTAAAATCGGCATGTGAAGAACTTACTGGTACAAACGGATCATTATAAGTTCCACTTCCTGTCTTGGGCCATGATGCATTAAAAAACTCACCCATAGAACTCGTAACGTATGTAGATACATCACCATATAAATAATTTTCATAACCATCAAAGTTATTTTTAATATTTTTTATTTTTCTATGAAATTTTAAACTCTCACCACTACCACTTGTAACACCGACAAATGAAGAACTTAATGCTGTGTTTTCTTCAATTTGTTCAATTTTATATTTAAAATTTTCTAATCTTTTTTGAGCTGAAGAAAAATTAACGTAATTTTCATATTGTGAATAATCTAAATTTAAAGTAACTGGTTTTTCACTACCACTTATGTATTTATCTATTATATCATCTTGAAGCCTAGAATCATTTGTGATCAACTCTTCATAATTTTTTAATTCCACTTCTCTTTTTGTTATTGGAGATGCATCTTCTGGAGTATCTGGTATTTTTAATACTAGTACATCCTCTTGTTGATCAAATGGTACTAACTCTATTGTTTCGGTATATTGTGGTAGTATTTCTTTTACAATATAAACATTGTCTTTTATTTCTATATCTTCTGGTAGTGGTTTATATAATTTGTAAACTGCAGAGTATGGGGGTATTTTAAATGTGTTACTATCTGTTCTTACATTTGTAACCAATTCCATTTTTTCATCACCAAAATGTAAGTAAGTATTTAAATCACGTTTGTTATTTATGGGGAATTTTATTTTCCAATTTCTAAATTGAGTTTCTGCACTAAAATCTTGATCAGTTGGTAACTCACCTAATTTTTCTACAAACTCATCATAAGTTTGATCTACTTCAATTCTATTATCATTAACTGTAACAGCTGAAATATTAAGAACAAGTGGTGCATATATTGGATACGTCAATGGTGGTACTGGTTCATCAGGCCCATTGGGTGGATTTGGTATAACTATAAAATCAAAATCATTTAATAGCTCCGATTCTACTATGTCAGATGCTGGTGGTGGAGTATACGCTTCTTCAGCCCCACTACTTGGGCCCCCTCCACCTTCACCAAATGTATCTTCATTGGGATCGGTTTGATCTGCAGCTTGTTGGTCAAGTGCTTCTAATGTATACCATATTCTAGCTCTAAATCTTAAATTCCGAACCTGACTTATCTGAGCTTCAGTAAAGGCATCTTGCAACCTAAAAGTCCAATTATAATCCTGATTGCCTTCTGATCCACCAAATGCTGCTATAGTATCACCATTTTGATCCACGATTTCCCATTGAAGAGATTGAAAACTAGGACTACCATGAGCTATGCTATAATTATTAGCTATATATGCACCATTAACTCTTATAGTTACATCTGAACCATAATCACAAACAAAAACTGCAATGTCGTCAATGGCACTGTTATACATACCACTTACCATCTGATAATTAGTTCCTACACTGTCTAAATAGTCTGATTGATCTCTATTGAAATGACTAGTAGATTGACCAAAGGGTATAGGTCTATCTTGATTTATCTCTTCTGGAGATGGTGGTGTTGGTGTACCAGCACCCTGAACTGTTATATTTGCTGGTAATTCTATATATGGTTTATTAGGCATTTATCCCATCCTTTGAGTTATTAGATATATCATTATCGTCTTTCTATAATAGCTGGTAAAAATAAAGTAGAAGTAGAATTTTCACCTACACCTGTTGCTTGACTTACAGTTAGTGATATACCATATGTAACGTGCTTACCCCATGCTTGAAATACAAGAAAACTACCATTTGTAGAATCTGATGTAGTTGCCACACTTGGTATAATAACTGATGGAACTGCTACTTTTGGATCACTACTACCACCTGTTATTAAATAATTACCTTCAGTCTCAACTTTTGGAGTAATTTGGTAATATGCCCAACCATCTTGATAATCTTTAGGATTATCTCTATCTGGTTCACTATCGTGATCCCAACCCGAAATTCTCCATTCGTATGTTGTCGGTATATCTAAATTTGGTAATATGGAATTACTCTCTAATACAATAGTACTCGAAGCTTCGTTGTCTGTCCATATAACGTGTATTGGACTAAAATTAGCTGGTGTTCCACTTTTTAATCTAGTTATGGTACTCATTTTATTACCACCAGATGGGGTAATTTCATAATAAGTATGTTCTCCTGATGTACCTAAAATATTACCAGGAAATTGACCTGGGGTTGGACTTTGACCATCTGCTCCACTAAATGTACTAAAAGCGGATCTAAAATATGGATCACCAAAACTGCCTCCAAAATTAGCTCTTTCAGCAAAAGTACCATCACGAACCAGTCTAAACCGTGCTTGTAATGTACCCAATTCTTCAGAATCTGTTGCTGTACCTATAGGTGCATCTCTTGGTATCTCTTTAAAACCAGTTATAAATACATTTGGAATTGTAAGTGTACCACCAACAAATCGTTTCATAAAATTTTGATTTGCATCGACAAGTTTTAGTACATTACTGCCACCTTTTCCAAGTGATGCATCTGTATTAACAAATTGTATTTTAGCTAGATCAGTTCCATCTGATTGTATTGTTTTCATAACCCGCTGTGCATAATAAAAATCTTTTAAATATTTAGCATTATTTATTGGTTGTGGTGCAAGACGAACTTCTTTTCTCGAATCCGATATAGCATGTATAAAATATTTATATTCTTTTAAATATAAACTAAACGAAGATTCAGTTTCAATATCACCAGTTCGTATTTGACCAGTTGATAATACATGATATTGTCCGTTCCAAATTTGATTTTGATTGTCAACTAAAACATTTTCATATGAACCTGCTATTTTTCTTAAAAAATTATATTTAATAACAAATCTACCCCTATCATATCCAGCCTTTCTAAGTATAGTTCCTGTTTTTAATTGTATTCCACCAGTATCTGTTTGTACATAATCCTCAAAATCTACCACTATACTTTCTAAAAAATTACTAGAAGCGTCATGAATTAAAACTTCTATATAGTCATTTTCATTTGTTAAAAATTCACCACCTAAATAATTATATGCAGTTGTATTTAAATCTACAGGAGCATCTCGTCTTACTAATTGTAAATCTTTTTGATCTAATCTTGCCATTATTCTACTGGCTCCCCATCTGGTATTGTATTTAATACTGTCATTGTTAACGTTTTTAAATCACTAAATGAAACATTAGAACCATAAAATGTATTTAAATCTGGATATATTCTTTTTTGATTATTGTCTATTAACCACTTCCTACTATCACTAGCAAACTCATTTGTTATAACATCTCTATTTGATATACCGTTTGGTAGTGGATTTGCAAATTGAACATCAGCTAATTCTGATATAGACCTATCTATAATTTGTTCTAGTTGCCCACTTTTAAGAGTGTCTCTGTATTTACCATTATACACCGTAGTGCTTAAAGTTTCTATATTACTAATAATATCTGTAATAAAATATTGTGTTGGAACATCTCCTGGTGCTGTTGTTGTGTTGGCGGGAGGCCCAGTCATTGCTCCAGCATCAGATCCAGCATTGGAATTTGATTGTTCGGAAAATAAATAAGCGTTATATTCAGCATTCAACACATCTAACAATCGTTGACCAGCACCTATACTTAAAGCAGTTTCAAATTGATTATATGCTGGAGAATTAAAATTTGCATTTTCTATACCCATTCCTGTTTCTATGTCTTCAAACAAAACACGAACCTGTTTATTTGGCCCCATTTTAAATCCAGCCTCAGCGGATTCAGCAAGTCTTGTTAAATAGTCACGACTTTTTTTGTCTATAAACTCTCTATAAAAATCTACATCTTGTAATTCTTGTTCTGTATATGGCATTATATCGATACCTTAAATGTAAAACCCTCATCAAAAAATTGGTCTGTTTCATCAACAGTATTACTACCACTTTGTATTCTATATTCTAGTGTATAGTATCTCTCAGGTTGATATCCTTCTAAATCTAAATTAAAATAATTACCAGTAGAATCACAACTCAAAAGAGATGATGTTGAATAAGGTACAATAACCTCATTAGTTTCAGCATCACGTATTGAATAAAACGATGAACCACTTGGTAAATATTTTACAGCCAAATTTGCAGAAGTTGTAGAAAATGATTTATCAGGAAATCTTTCTCTACCTACAACTCTAAATCTAGCTTTGGAATTTTCTTTATACTCCGGCCTCAAACCTTTCATATAAATAACCATATCTTCTAGGTTAGTTGAAGTTAATGGACTAAGTGAACCAGAATCCCATTTGGAATCATACCATATAGTTTCTAATGTAGGTGGGTACTTAGTATGTGTATCGGATGAAAAGAAGGAAAAATTACCCAACCTATTTGAACTACCCTCATCAGTACTGGCATCTAAATTTCCAACACTACCACTTCTTTTTAACATAAATCCGTGATTTTCAATAGAACCACTCATCCATTTAAATACAATATCACTCACATCCATTTTAAAATCTGTTGTCTTGTGGGTGAAGTTAGCTCTACCTTCAAATCCACTTCCACTAGTCCAAGAACCACCAGAGGAACTTACCATCGCATCATGTCCCCACAAAGTACCATCTACAAAACCATCTTTATAAAACCAACTACATCCTTCTTGACTAATTGGATTGTCATATGCACGACCTTCACCCATTGTCCAAGATTGACTAACTGGATATGCATATAAACTTTGTGATGTTGCCAGAGCTGTTGGTTTCGCATCATATAAATTTAAAAAGAATTTTGGAACAGCTCCACCGAGTCTACCAACTTGAATAGATTTTGATACTTCTGTTATGTCAAATTTTAATAAAATACGGGATACATTTACTGCCTCACCAGTATCACTAACATCTTTTCGTATTTCTAATATTTCATCTAACCCACTATTCATACTACCACTATGTTCGTATAAAGTAGAATCTTTTTCAGCAAATGTAAAATAATGCATTTATCTATCCCCCCACACCTAAATTATCACCAAGTACTTTACCCTTTATGTCAACATTAGGATATTTTATTTCAAAGATGCTTGGGTCTAATGACGGATATAAAACACCTTCTTTTAAAGCACTGGTTATGTCATAAAAATTTCCAGAATAACCCTCTGCTACACTATATTTGTTAGTAACTACTATTGGTAAATTATTTGGATTATTTTCTGCCGGTGGAACAACTGTTGCCACTCCATTTACTAAAGATAGTTCATACGCTATATCAGATAAAACTATTGGTTGGCCAAGTTGCCATCTATCAATTTCAAAAAAATCTTTTATTTCATTAACACATCTTAAAAGTACATCTTGTTTGTTAAACCCAGCTTTTGTTAATATTCCAAAATCAATTCCTATATTAATAACATATGCATCTTTAATATTCACAGCATCAGTAACCATTCTGAATTGAGATAAATAAGTTTTTAAATTTTCTTTTACTGTATGACTCAATGTAGTTAATTTTTTATTGTTGTCGTAACCTAATGTATACATATTAACTGCCAATGGATTTGGTATTCTACCAGTTTGTAGAGATAATACTGTAGAACCAATGTCAGCTTCAGTTATTGTTCTTTCTAAATTTTCTGTAGCCGATGTTGCATTAAGTTGGTCATCTTGTACAAAGTGAACCTTTGCAACAGAACCATACTTAGCTGGCAATGCATATGCTCTACCGATATAATCTTCTTTGGTCACGTTTCTCTGTTGTGCTTGAAAGTGTGCTAAAGCACTTTCACGAACTTCTCTAACTGTTTGACCAGCTGAACCACCCTTAGCTGGTTCTGGATTAATAAATGATACGGAGTCTTTTGTATCTTGAACCAACGCTGTTGATAGTAAAGCATCATTTATAACAAAACTTATATTTGATATATCAGTAATGTCATCTGAATTTACATTATCATCTAAACCACCACCAAAAGCGTATTGTATAGTTAGTGTTGTATTAGATGGTGCTAGTCCAAAGGTTCTTGTTTTAAGAAAGTTACTTGGATCAAAAGCATCTGTTAAAAAACTTGGACTGCCTGGTAGACTAGAACCAACACTAGTTGGATTAGGTATAACTTCCTCATCTGGATTATCTGAAATACCAGCACCAAATCTTAAAACTACTTTATCATTTTCATCTATAAAAGTTGTAAATCTACGAGAAGTTTTCTTTAACTTTAAAATATAAGGAGCAGTTTGCCCATCTGCAGCTGCAACAGGATCATTATCTACATTGTTTTCCATATCTTCAAATATAGTATCTCTTGCTAATGAATCTACTTCATACCATTTATTACCATCACTATCTGTACATGATAATATTTCTATAACATCTTCATTTGATAATTTTATTTGTGTATATTTTTCTGCAGAACCAAAATCAAAAAATTCTGATACTATTGTTCCACTTTGAGCTTTTACTTGTTTTTTCAACAAAAATTTAGTTGGAAGATTGTTATTGGTTTCAAATATAGACTCTTGTACTTGATTAGATAAATTTGAAGATTTAAAATTAACATCCTCCAAAGTACGAAACACAGTTCCATTAGATGATGCATTTATTCTAGTTCCAGCAGGTATGGTTAGACCATATCTATAATCAGCAATGTCATTTAGAGCTGGTACTGTTTGAAATACATCTAACGTAACTCCTGCAGCTGAAGTAGTTCTTGGTTTATATCCAAATGATTGAGCTATATTATAGACATTTTGTTTCTCTTCGGCGTAAGCTAATAAAGATTCTTTGAATTGTGAATCTATATAATACGACAAAACATCACCAACATAGGCAGTCATTTCAATAAACATCATACCAGGAGAAGCTTCATTAAAATCATTATATGTATTTGGAAAATATTGTTTAGCAAATTCAATTAAATTAGCTCTAAAGTCATTAAAGTCTTTATTGAGATAATTTACTGTTTTTACTACATTTTTTTTTACTGTTGTACGAGCCATTTTGAATTCCTATTAGTATGTTGTAGCTGTATAACCTGCATCTAAAGTTATTGATTCTAAAGTTTCAGGATTGAGACTAGTAGTATATGATATTGATACAAATAACTTATTCACATCAGCCGCATCGGTTAAGGTATTAACTTGTTGTATACTTATATAAGGTAACCATTTTTCTACTGCTCTTCTAACTTCTTCGTCTATTGATTCAGTTAACGTATCAGTATCAGGTTCAAAACAAAGAGCTCTTAATGTACTACCAAATTCAGGTTGACCAACTCTTTCACCAACATGAGTTAATAATAAATTTTTAAGATTATGTTGTGATTGTTCCAATGAATTTTTAGTTAATGCAAAATCATTATTATTATCCGATCTTAATGGAAAGGATAGCCCAACATATTTTCTTGGATCGAGATCAATCTCTTTTGCGCTTTCAGGCATTTATAAAGGCCCTCCTTTTTTCTTATCTAAAGCTTTCATCAAACCACTATAGTCTTTTGTTAATGCGTTTTTTACATGATCTGGAACTTGGTCAATTGATTTACCAGCTTTTTTAATTGTATCAATTGCCACCATATCTCTCTTCATATCATCTGATTTTCCATATCCCAACATTTCAGACATTTTTGAACTATCAAAAGTCCCACCACCTAAAGTTGGATATTCACCAGATCGACTTTGTTTTTTACTAAGTCCAATAGTTTCATTTAAAACATCGTTTAAACTTTTATTTTTTGTAAAATGAATTTCTTCATGAGGTTCTACGATTTCTGGAATAATATCAATTAATTGGTTTGAAGTTTTTTCTCTAGTTTCTTCTTTTATAAATATCTTTTTAACTTCTTTTTTCACTTCTTTACGGACTACTTCTGTTATTATTTTCATAAATTGTTTTTTATTCATGATAACTCCTGTTGCTTTGGTTGTTAATATCTTCTCGGGCCGACATCACGATTACCACTAGAGTCGCGTGTCGAATCACCATTCTCTGATCTGCCTGTACCTGTACCTGTATCAGTTCCACCAGCTTGGGTATCTGGATTCAAATCATTTAATTTTTTCTTTCTAGTAATACCTTTTTTAGAAGGAAAGGGTAGTTTTATATTTGGGTTTGCTACCATTATTTGAGTATTTAAATATTTTTTATTTACAATAATATCTATTATACTAGGTAATTTTTGTCCAACTAATTGTACAATTTCACCAGCAGCTTTAGCTGCAGTTGGTGGTGTAGCTAACTTTGGTACTAGTGTACTTAAAGTTCCAAATGCATCTACTAAATTTTTTAGTAAATCACCAAGTACTTCAGCATTTATTGTTGGTATGAATAATGCATTTGGTGGCCCTAATTTTATAGTACTACCTGCTCGAGCATGTATAAAAACTTCTTCACCTGATATGTAAACATCCTTCCCTGCATTGATACTAACATCATCTCTACCACTAATATCCACACCGTCAGATTTTATTAATATTTTTTTACCTCTAACAATATCACCATCAAATTTTTCTGCTGAAACTTCTGGAGGTTTTTTAGTTTTCCATGGCAATCCATCATCTAATAAATAAATAGATGAACCATCCAATTCTATATCTTCATTTATAGGTAAACCACTTTTTAATTTTTCTTCATTTGTTAGTGATCTTTGACCACATCTTATTTTAATAGTAGGTTTATTATTGCCTGGATATGTACCAAATTTAATTGATTGTCCAAACCTACCATAATGAACTATTTCACCTTCATTTAATTTAACTGGCCTTATGTTTTTTCTTTCAAAGGTTTTACCATATTTAGTATTTTTTTGATAATCACCACCAACACCAGGAATAGAATTTTCATTGACTGAATTTTTTCTGTTTATAATACCATAATAATAATGTTGACCATTATATTCTGCTACAATAACGTGTTCACCAATCAATGGTATTTGTTTTGAATTTGGAAACAATGGTAATACCGCACCACCTTTAATTTGCTGTGAAGGTTCATTAATAAAAGTACCCATAATAGCTCCCTGCGACCAATCATCTAAATCAGTTTTAGTAACTTCCATAGGTTCTATTTCAAAAAACTCAGCTCGATTTACTCTGAGAAGTTTTTTTATATAAGAACTTATTGCAGCTGGTGTAGGTAGCCGTGGAAGTTTTATTCCACCACTGTTATCCTTTCTATCTTTTTTCCACCAGGCCATTTAGTCTACCTTGTTTTCTATTTTATTATGTATGTTATCAGATTCTATTTGTATGTCTTTTATAGTATCTTCTATACCAGAAAGTAATTGTTGTTTTTCTTCATCGGACAACCCATATTCATCTTCAGCTCCAACTTTACCCTCAGCTGAGATGAGTCTTTGAACTATACCAGCTAGCTTAACGAGTTGATCATCGTTTTTAACATTAATTTCCAAATACTCTTTTATCATTGGAACTATCATAACAGCGGTGTCGCCATCTTTGATAAACTTAGTAAGTTCTCTAGTTAAGACATCTAGTTGTTTTCTATTGTGTTCTGTATTTTTGTAAATATCTTCAAAGAGTGATGAT